TCCCCAGTCCGCAGGAAGACGAATAGTTGAGGTCGTCCGGAATTTCTTCTTCATCTTCCCGGTCCTCAACCCATTCATCATCCACGATTTCCTCAGCGCTTTCGCTTACACCGCTCTCATCACGCGCCCGAGACACTAACGGAACCATCATCCTCGGCTCCACTACCTTCTTCCTAATCCTCTCCCTCAACCACCTCACATCTCCACGACTGGCGTTTTCACTGTAACGAACTCGAACCGGCAAAGCCGAATTCTTCGCTCGTTGCTCCAACGACAGGCCGGGGGTTTCTCCCTTGACGACCATCTTGTACAAGATGTGCGACTTCGGATTGAACCTATCCCGCAGAGATGCTCGGATCTCACGCTTCACCTTCCCGACAGTCCCCAGCCCCCACGCGTGTTCTACGCAGGCTCGGGAAAAGCTTTCTTCGTATTCCTTTCGTTTGTCCGCAGGTACAGAACGTACCGGGACAGAATGGAATCCTTTGATCGCCTTTTGGACCTCATCCCAAGAACCAGGCTCCTCACCTCTTGTGAGAAGAACGGCCTTAGGCATTCGGTCCATCTGTGCTGGCAGGTGCAGCATTCGATGCTCTCGCTTTAGCAATAAAGCCTTCCCAAGAGCTGGAACCGTCACATCTATCCCCATCCCCCTCGAGACTGAACAAAGGTACCCTTCCCGAAGAAGAGTAGACCTAAAACGTCTCAAGACCTCGCCAATTACCTCGTCGCGCTTGGAACCTTTCCAACCCCAAGCAGCAGACGCCACCATACCCCCCATAGAGAGTACAGTCTTGTCCGCCGCCCAGATGCTAGAAGGGCGCAATACAGGAATCAACTTAGGTCGCTGGTCGAACTGAACCCTGAAGAAGGTAGAGTTTATAGAAAAGAACCTCTTATGTACTAAGGTCTTCCCTCTAGATAATTTAAGGCCACACTTGGCAACCCCAATCATCCACCGGTTTGCTTCCGCTAGAGTAGAACGGAACACGATATCATCACCATTGATCTTTAGAAGACCGGCTTTGATAATGCCCCACACTCTTTTGTGATCGCGGAAACCGATAAACACACCTACTAGATTCGTCAGACACAACAACGGGAATGACAACAGATTTCCCATCAACTGTCCGGTCAGCTGCGGACTTTCCATCAAATCCGACACAAGTGTCGAAGTGAGGAAGTCCATCGCTTCATCCCAGACAATCTCCGGTATAACGGTTGATTGCTTGCGAATTAAATCCACAAGCAGTTGTGAGTGAGCGCCATTGAAATTATCGGTAGCAGACTCGTAGTCCCCAGAAACAAACACCTCATCATGCGCGGTTCGTTCTCTCTGAAAATTTGACAGAGAACTAACCTTGGCGTCTCCCTTGAGAATGAACTTTCTCTTGGCGAGTTGGTCGTACAAGCATGAGTGGAGAGGTTTCAGCTGATGCTGCCATGCCGAAGCAATAGTAACGATCCGCGTCTTCCCCCCCGTCTCAACTTCCACAACCTTCCGCGTGGAAGGAATCCGAACGAATCCCTCCCCCGTCTTACACGCACGCACAAAACTCTCTCGGCTAATTTTTGAAGCCAAAAAAGTCCGCGCGCCACCCTTCTTGGTAGAAGCCTCCAAACAGCTCGAGTCCGACACAACCACACGATCACAATACCCCTGATAGTCAATATCAGCGTCCCAACCCGTGGGAAAAAGTAATGTGACCAGTTTACTCGCTTCGCGGGCAAACACTGGGTCGATAG